CCAGATACATTTTCTGTGGATGATCTTTAAAAATAATTTGGGTCTTTGGACTTTCCTACATACGTATATCTAAACATTTAAATTTAAATAAGTTATTATGGCTGAAACCGTTAAACTTTCAAGCGAAGAGATCACAGAGCTCAATGATCTCCGTACAAAATCAAGCGAACTTACGTTCCAAAGAGGGCAACTTGGCATTGCTGAAGACAACATCAAGCGCCAACTAAATCAACTCGCCGAAAAATTCAATGAGTTATTTGAGATGGAAAATAAAATTTCTCAACAACTTTTTGAATCATATGGAAAAGGAGAAATCAACCTTGAAGAAGGTACTTTTATCAAGGCTGAAGATTAATCTTTTCTCAAAATATCTTTGATATTTATTGCCAGCAATCACCTTGCTGGCATTTTTTTTCTATATTTATTACAAATAAACAACACAAGATATGGCTGAAACATTAGTATCACCAGGTGTCCTACAAAGGGAGAACGATAGATCATTCGTTTCCCCAGCCCCTGTAGAAGTAGGAGCCGCAATAATAGGACCAACAGTAAAGGGTCCAGTCGAGATCCCAACAGTAGTTACTTCATTTGGTGACTTCCGCGAAAAATTCGGTACCACATTTGTTTCTGGTAGCGACCAATACGAATTCTTAACCTCAATCAGTGCGCAAAAATACTTTGCAGAAGGAGGCCAATCACTCCTTGTAACTAGAGTTACGCCAGGTGAATTCACAGAAGCAACTTCCACTAGAATCCTCGCAAATTCTGGAAGTGTTGCTGGATCTTTCTCCACCGCATCACTAGACTTTTCAGGTAACATACCTGGAGTATATGAAGGTATTAGAATTGTAGATAGAACAGACAACGAAGTAGATTTTATTATTGTTTCTTCTTCTGTAGATAACGATCTTCCTGCAGCTAATTTCTACAATTACACAGGAACTGGTCTTCAAGATTTAGTAGACGAAATCAATGATACCCCTGGACTTAACAGTGTATTAAGTGCATCTTTAGATGGAACTACAATTCACTTCTCTAGTTCAGTTGAGTCTTCAACATACAATGGGTTTACAATCCAAACTGGTTCAGTAAATGAATTAACTTCTCTTGGAATTGACTCACTCACTGACGTAGCTACCTTTGGTGGTGGTGCAGGTGAAGTAGTTGGAGTTAATAATGATGGAAATATTTCATTCACTTTAAAAACCCTAGCTAAAGGTGATAAGCTAAACAACCACGACAGCGCAGATCCAACAGACATCCAAGAATATAGCGACGGTGCTTTGTATTCTGGTTCTGTTGATAACGTACGTTGGGAAGTTTCAAACGTAAACAACAACCAAGGTACATTTACTCTCACAATCAGAAGAGGTGATGACACTACAAGAAGCAAATTAATCTTGGAAACATTCACCAACTTGTCACTCGACCCTAAATCTGACAACTACATTGCAAGAGTAATTGGTGACCAATACTACTCAGTAGATACATCAACTGATCCAACTCAACCATTGATTAAACTAAATGGTGACTATCCAAACCGTTCACGTTATGTATATGTTTCTGCTGTAAATAAGCAAACACCAGATTATTTCAACTCAGAAGGCAGTGTTAACACTGATTCTTCAAACAAATCATACTCAGCTTCCCTCCCATTACCCACTTCAGGTGCTTTCCACAGCGCAGACGGTGATATTTTGGGTAGCGAGCCAGGCAAGTACTTCGAAAACATCAGCCCTGACAACACAGGTAACAACCAAGGATTAGCACAAGGTGATTACACTAGAGCAATCAATGTCCTTAAAAACACAGATGATTTTAGATTTAACTTAATTACTGCACCTGGTATTAACTACAAAGACCACTCTAGCGTATTTAATAGCATAACTGAATTGGCCGAAGACAGAGGAGACACATTCTTCATTGGCGATTTGGTTGGATACAACGAAGTTCTTTCAACTGTAACTGCCCAGACAAATAACCTTAACACTAGTTTTGCTGGTAGTTACTGGCCTTGGGTTAAAACCAGAAGTACTGAATTAGGTAGAGACGTATGGGCACCTGCTTCAACAGTAATGCCTGGTGTTTATGCCTACAATGATAGAGTAGCTGCCCCTTGGTTCGCACCAGCTGGTTTGAACAGAGGTGGCTTGAATGTATCAAGAGCAGAAGTTAAATTAACCTCTAAGATGCGCGATACATTGTATGATTCAAGAGTTAACCCAATTGCTACTTTCCCAAGAAACGGAGTAGTTGCATTCGGACAAAAAACACTCCAGAAAAAATCAAGCGCTCTTGACCGCATCAACGTAAGAAGATTGTTGATCTCACTCAAGAACTACATTGGAGACACAGCTAAAAACCTTGTGTTTGAACAAAACACAATCAACACTAGAAACAGATTCTTGAATGTTGTAAATCCATACCTCGAAAGTGTTCAGCAAAAACAAGGATTGTACGCATTCCGCGTTGTAATGGATGAGTCAAACAATTCACCTGACGTAATTGATAGAAACCAATTAGTTGGCCAGGTATTGTTACAACCAACCAAAACAGCAGAATTCGTAATTCTAGACTTTACTATCCTACCAACTGGAGCAACTTTTGGAGAGTAATATATTTATAACAAACGAATAAACGACACAATACAATGGCAATATTAAGTTCAGCAGAAATGTTCTACCAGGCATACGAGCCTAAACTACAGAACAGATTTATATTTCAAATAGATGGTATTCCTGCGTACCTTATTAAAAACGCAGAACGCCCTAAATATACTAACGAAGTTGTTGTTCTAGAGCACATCAACAAGAAAAGAAAAGTAAAAGGTAAATCCGATTGGGATAACATCAGCGTATCGCTTTACGACCCAGTAACACCATCTGGTGCACAAGCAGTAATGGAATGGGTTCGTTTGTCACACGAATCAGTTACCGGTAGAGATGGTTACTCTGATTTCTACAAGAAAGAAATTAGATTCCACACTTTAGGTCCTGTAGGTGACATTGTTGAAGAATGGGTACTCAAAGGTGCTTTCGTTGCAAATGCAACATTTGGTACTGGCGATTGGAGCTCATCTACACCAATGGAAATCCAGTTAACCATCGCAATGGATTACGCAGTATTGAACTACTAATATTACCAAAATATAATAAGAAAGGGGGATTGCTACGCGATTCCCCTTTTTCTTTACATATGTATATGCAAACATATTAATAGTTATGAGCGAAGAAAAAATCACTTTCCCCACTGAGGAAGTAACTTTACCATCAAAAGGTCTGGTTTACTCAGCAGAAAACCCTCTAGCCAGAGGAACAATTGAGATGAAATATATGACCGCCAGAGAGGAAGATATCCTCACTAATGAGTCATACATCAAAAAAGGCACAGTAATAGATAAATTACTCCAGTCACTAATTGTGACACCAATCAACTATAATGACTTAGTTATAGGCGATAAAAATGCACTACTCATAGCAGCCCGCGTACTTGGGTATGGCAAGGATTACACGTTTGAATTAAACGGTAAAACACACAACATTGACCTAACAGAGTTGGTAGACAAACCATTAAAGGAAGAGCACCTCATTCGCCCAAACCACAATGAATTTTCTTTTACCCTTCCCGTACTGAAAAAAGAAATTACATTTAAACTGTTAACCCACTCAGACGAGAAAAAAATCGAAGAGGAAATCAAAGGAAAAAAGAAAGTTAACCAAGAAGCAGGTGAACTTACTACTCGCCTTAAATATATGATCCTTTCAGTTGATGGAGATTACGAACGCAAAAACGTAAGGCAATTTGTAGACAATAACTTGCTCGCTAGAGACAGCAGAGCACTCCGCGAATACGTCAAAGATATTCAACCAGATGTTGATATGACATTTGAATACGAAGATGATAACGGAGAAATGCAGAGAGGGGTCAACGTGCCATTAAACATTAACTTTTTTTGGCCTGACGCCTGAATACAAAATGCAAGTGTACAATGAGGTACACGACTTGACATATCACGGAGGTGGTGGTTTCACTTATTCTGAAGTATACAATATGCCTATCCACATAAGAAGGTACTCAATAGCCAGAATAAACAAACACCTTGAGGAAAAGAAAAAAGCCCAAGAAGAAGCCCAAAAAGAAGCTGAAACAAAATATAGACGATAAGGTGCGAAAGCACCTTTCGTTTTTTCATATTTATAACATATAATTAAAGTAATATGGAATTTAACCCTGAGAGTATACAACAGAATAGAGATAATCTTCAACAACTCCAATCAGACCTACAAGCCACAAGAGACGCAGTAGCTAATCTAAATCGAGAGTATAATCAACTCACAGGAGATAATGTTAGGGGTGTAAGTAATGAGTTTAGGAATTTATCAAGTACTATAAGTAGAGTAGCTTCTTTAAATATTAAAGATCTAACTACTTCTAAAGGTAGAAAACAGTTAGCCTCCGATATAGCTAAATTAAAACAAAACGAACAAAAAAGTCAAAATAATATAAATAATCTTTTATCCCAATACAACGCAGCTCAAAGAAGTGGTAATGAAGCTGCAACTAAAAAATTGGGGGATATGCTTGAGGCTGAGTATCGTAGAAAAGATGCTATTGGGGAAACTATAAGGGGGGCTGAACAGTTTGCTGCTTTAGCCGAAAATTCAGTACTTAGATTTTTTGATTTAACTGCCCAAGCCAAAAAACTCACAGATACCCTTTTGGGGCCAGGATTATTTAAATTACTCCTCAATGCCGATACAAATACTACTAGCATAGCTAAACAGTTAGGAATCAGTAAAGATACAGCCCGTGAATTAAGACAAGAATTTAATAAGTTAGCAATAAATTCTAATAATGTATTTGTTACTTCCAAAGCACTTGGTGGAGCCTTACTTGAACTTGGTGATAATTTAGAAGCAGTTTCAGGTTATACCTCAGACCAGCTCGCAGACCAAATAGTTTTAACCAAACAACTAGGGTTAAGTGCTGAAGAAGCATCCAAAATAGGAGCTTTAGGTATTATGAATAATAAAACCACTGAAGAAGCTACTGAAGAAATACTCCAACAGGTTAAATTACTCGAAGCTGAAACTGGTATTAGACTTGATGGTAGAAAAATATTAAAAGAAGTTGCCTCTATCAATGGACAGTTAGCCGCTCAGTATCAGTTTAATAATGAACTATTAGCTGAAGCTGTGGTTAAAGTTAAAAAATTCGGTCTTAATTTAAAAGAAGCTGAAGGTATCGCTAATAATTTATTAGACTTTGAACAAAGCATATCAAGTGAATTAAGCGCCGAATTGTTAACAGGCAAAAATCTTAATTTAGAAAGAGCTAGACTACTAGCCTTACAAGGCGATACAGCTGCTGCTGCTGCTGAGGTAGCATCCCAATTTGGAAGCGCTGAAGAATTTACCAGCATGAATGTCCTACAGCAACGTGAATTAGCAAAAGCTGTAGGATTAACTGCTAATGAGCTAGCAGATTCTATAAAAAAGAGAGATGTTTTAGCAAGTTTAGGTGTTAAAAATATTGAACAATTAAAAGAACAGGGTAGACTCAATGAACTTAATACCACAGAAGCAGGTAAACAACTCCTCCAACAATACAAACAAGAAGCAGCCGCTGATAAATTTGCAGCTGCTATAAGTAAAATTCAAGATGTTGTAGGGGCTCTCCTAGAAGGTCCTTTAGGAGGTGTTGTTGATGCCGTAGCTACTTTAGCATCAAGTTCATTTGCTGTTTATACTGCTTTAGGGTTAATAGGTGCTATAAAATTTATGGGGCTTATCAACCAAATAGCAACATTATTACCTTTACTAGGTGCAAGTGCTGCGGGGGCCGTTACCCTCTCATCTGCTTTAACCTTTGGGGTAGGTGCAGTAGCAATTGTAGCTGCTATCGCGGGCGTTATGGCTGCATATAATGGATTTAAAGACATTACAACAGCAGACGATATGGTGTATGGTAATAATATGTTGGTCACCAAAAACAAAGGTGCAATCGCTTTAAACAACGAAGATACAATAGTGGCAGGTACTGACCTATTTAGAGGGGGTAACAATGGTGGTGGTGGTATCTCCGATAACCAAATAGAAAAATTAGCTGGCGCAATCAACAATAAAAAAGTCGTCTTCGATGCATACAGTGCGTCTGGCCCACAAGCATTTGTAAATACAGAACGCAGACGCCCAAGTAACTTATTCTTCTAATATTTATAATAAAACAACACAATGGCATTAGTAGACAAAAAATCTCTATACGATATAGTACCAGGTGATGGTCCTGTAAGCGACATGACATCAATCCAAGGTACTCAATTTGCAAATCCAGAAATGTACTCACCTTCACTCCACGAAGATGGTTTAGCTGGTGTGTACAATAGCAGTGTCCATAGCCTCCCTTATGGTCCTATGTCACAGGACATGAATGGAAATCCTGGTCCCCAATTTGCAAATCCAGAGCAATACACCCCTTCATTACACGAAGATGGATTAACCCAGCAATACAACAGCAGTGTACACAACTTGCAATATGGTCCTATGACACCTGACTTAGACGGTAACCCTGGCCCATCATTTGCAAATACCATAGAAAGTACATTGCACACAAATGGTTTAACCGGACTCTACAACAGCACTGTCCACAGACAAAAATACACTATGGCCTTATACGATATGAATGGCCAAACCCCATCTCAATACTTAAACAATCTCCCTGAAGGATTAACATCACTATTCGGTTATTAATATGGGTTTACAAAAACTACTAATAGATTCAGGGGAAGAGTTTAGACAACGTTCCTTGGGTTATGGAGATAATGCTCCACTAATAACCAAAGACTTACCTGGTGTTGGTGACGTTGGAACACTCCAAAACACAAGAGCAATCTCTGCCTTTAATACATTAACTGAAGGATTGGTTCCAGGAGGTGGTGCTCTAGCAATTGGTAGAGCAGCAACAGACACAGCCAGAATCGCTAAATTCCTAGTTACAGGTGAGGGAGTATCATTTGGGGTTAGCCAACTTGCTGGCCAACGAATGAACCCCAAGTCATTAATTTCCCCTACAAACCGAATCTGGACCCCTGCAAATCTATTAGCCCAAATTCCCTCAAATATAGCTGGTCTACACTTTAGAAGAGACGGATTACTTGACACTACATTTGAAAGTCAAGGATACAATAAAAACTTTGCTTCTCCCCCAGCAGCCAAAAAATATGATTATGAGTTACATCAACTCAATAGAGAAGATAATGGTATAACCGAGTTAAAACAAACCCAACAAAGTCAAAATTTAAACACCATATTAGGTGTTTACAATAAATTAAGGGATTTTGAATTTTCTCCTGTAATTAAAGAATATAATGGGGGAGCTGGTTCAATTTTGGGTATTGGTACTACTCAAATAAAAAGGTACCCAGAAGGAAATACCAATAATTTAGCTATAAGACCCTTTGGTCCTACTCAATTAAAAAAAGTTGAAGTAAGCCCTGAAGTAAAAGAAAGAATTAGATATTTTGGCTTAGGTAACCCTGGAGAAAGGAAAACCAGAGAAACAGACGGCAGCTATACAGTTAATACTGAACTTACAAAAGACAGAA